CAGGGTCGTAATTTGAAGAGTCTACCCACTCTCCCTGCCAGATAAGACCAGGATCACCTGAGCCACCTGGGTCGCCTGTAGGCCCTGTAGGCCCTGTAGGCCCTGTAGGCCCTGTAGCTCCTGTAACTCCTGTAGGCCCTGTTGGCCCTGTTGGCCCTGTAGCCCCGTCTACTCCATCTGCTCCATCAGCCCCTGCGGTTCCGGCTGGACCTGTTGGCCCTGTAGCTCCCGTCGGACCAGTACCACCACTTCCAGTACCTCCTACAAAATCACAAATATCTACGCAGAGACATTCATCAGCAGGAAGCTCTACGATAGTACACTCCCCGTCAATAGAGGATAGGATTAAGGGGATATGCCCAGTGGTGCCAGCCAAGACTTACTCCTCTGAGTCATCGCCTTCGTCTGTAGACAAGGCATTTGATAAGCTATCTAAATCTTTTAGGGCACCTAGAAAATCATCTTGAGTTAAGGTATCTTTCTTAGACTCAGGCTTTTCATCCTCTTCTGAGATACGGTCACCCTCCTCATCCTTAGACTCTGCTGCGGATACTGAATCATCCTCATCCTCGTCTGGATTTTCTACACTAGATCGTTCTTTCTTCTTAACGTCGTCAGAGCTAGCTTCTTTGTCCTCTACTTCCTTATCATCAGAATCCTCATCAGAATCCTCTTTAGGCTTCTTAGCTTTGGTTTTACTCTTAGCAACTTCAAGTAAGCTTTTAGCTGTCTCCCCTTCATCTAGGATGCTATCAAACTTAATACCCTCAACAAGGGGAAGCTCGTTAATGAATTCTGAGTATTCACACTTGGAGAAGCACTCTTGAAGAACATCGTTAACGTCGATTACCTCAACTCCATTCTTTCCTTTGAGCATCTTAGACATTTCTACTAAGGTACTTTTAACGATGCTACCTTTAGGTGCTAGTTTTGCTAGGGCTTCAAAGATAACTACCTGAGTTGTGGCTAGGCTGTTAAAAGTAGCAGACTCCTTGAGATTTTGGACGTTAATCCCGTACTTCTCGTTAAGAAGAGAGATAATCATCTTCTTCATAGGCTTCTTCATCTCAAACAGACGAGATGAGTAGGCTTTAATGTCCTTAGTGCTACCAGTGCTGTAGTCAGATAGGCTTAGAGCGTTATCAATGCACTCTGATAGTTGCTTTTTAGTAGTTAGAGCCAAGAAAGGAACGTCAACAACGGCCTCTACTAGAGCTTCTAGTACTTGTTCATCTGAATCTTCAAACATTAGTGAAGCAAGGGAACGAATATTTTTATTTGTAGCCCAAATATCATCAAAACTCCGCTTAGATTCAAGTAGCTCCTTTTTAACAAGCTCTTTTTTACAAAGAAGCTCGTAAATGCTCTCATTGATTCCCTTGGAAATCTTGTAGGAGTCCTCATTAAGAGAATCAATATCTAGTCTTGGGAAATTAAATGCTGTGGAAACTGAGTTGGAGAGCCTGATAGCATTTTCGATCTCTTTAAACTTAAGAACCTCCTCTTTATTCTCACTTAGGAAGGTAGAGAACTGGGGAAGTACTTCAAGGAAGCGTTGGAAGGCCTCAGTGCCTACAATATTCTGTGATTCAGAGAATACTGCGACCTTTTCCTCTAGTTTTCGCTTAACATTGTCAAACTTTAGTCTGTTCTCCCAGAGGTCTAGAATGTCAGAGAAGCTTCCTTCAGCGTCCGTGTAAGAGTCTGAGTTCACGTTTCCAATAAACTCAGAAACCTTCTCATTAACAAAGCTATCAAAGATAGCATTATCAGAGAAGATCTCCATTTCTTGAACTCTGATATTAGAAAGTTGGATATCCTTCTCAATATCGAAGTCGCCAACGATTACTTTCCCACCCTCTGTTAAGAAAGCTACCTCATTCTTTTCACTATCAATAGCGAATAGCTCGACGTTTTCTCTTAGTGATCTTCCTAAGCAATCGCTTAGCTTCAAGAGGTTAGTTACTGTTCTGTTACGGTTTTCGAATAAGTGGTCAAACATTGTGTCTCCTTTATGGATTAGACTAAGTTTATATAGTCTACTACTTTCCTTGTTTTTTATAGTTTGGTTTTCTTTCTATTAATTACTCGATCTAGAACAAGTAACTTAGTAGAGGGGTTAGAGGACTCCTCTATGATTTTCTTTTTAGCTTTACTAAGGACAGATTGAAGCTTTCTTTCAACGCTTTCTTTTTTAGAAGTAGCCTGAGATTTGGGCTGTGCTGCCATAATCTCTTGCTCACGTTCATGATCTGCCTGTGCGGCAACTTCATTTCTATCAGCTTCCTGAGATAAGCCATCCTGCTCAATGTCAGCTTCTGCTTGAGCCCCTGCTGTTTCTTGGTCCTGAACAATCTGAGCGTCTTCTTCTTGCTCTTTCCTTACTTGCTCAAGGGTATGCTCAATCTCTTGCTCATTCATATCGTAGTACTCTTTGTAGATAGTGCTTTTGGGAAAGAGGCCTGTACCTACAACTGCTGCTACGACTCTAGCTTTTTGTTCGTCAATCTCCATTTTCCTCTTAGTGAAAACATCACTAGGATCGGGCAACTGTACTTTAACATCCTTAACTAAATTAGCAGGAAAACCTACTAAGGCTAGGTGACGTTTAGCAATCTGCTCTAAGCCAACCTCAACCTGCTGTTGAACTCTAAGAATGACCCTAGCAAACTTAGCATCAAGCTGGGATAGGTTTGCTTTTCTCTCAGGTGATTTATCTTTCTCTACAATGTAGTCTTTAGGTACTTTAAGAGAAGCTAGTAGCTTATCCCGGAAATACCTAACGTCATCAACGTCTCCTAGGTTTTGGGCACCAGGAAGAGTCTCAATCTTGGTGCCGTTACCTCCTCTAGTAGGGACGAAGAAGTCTTCATCGGCAGAGAGAGGATTGTACCTAGAGTTGATTGAGCCGTCATTCTGGTTGTAGTAACGCTCCTTCTTGAACTTCTCTTTTACTTTCTCGATAAAGACCTCTGCCTTGGTAGAAGGCATATTAGCAACATCAATATAGAAGATACGTCTCTCAGGAGCCCTGGCAAGACGGTAGATAAGCATCGCGTCCTCCATCAGCTTTAGTGATCTAAAGATCCTAATGGCTAGGGCAGCAATTGATTTACCATAAGGGTAGTAAGACGGATCAGAGGTTCTTAGGCGGAAGTGTACAATCTGGTTCCTATCCAGCTCAATAAACTTTCTCCCTTGCATACCTTCAGCAGCACTACCATAGGCAGACCAATCATTTTCCTCTGGAATCTCCTGTAGGAAGTCTGTTAGGTATCCATACTCATTCTCCACTCTGAGGATGAAGTTAGGGTTTAGAGCCTTAATACGCTGAATACCCTTTTTTGGTGCGTTTACATCAATAATGGTCTCAATGAAGTGATCTCCATATTTTACCGTGTTTCTTACTATTTCCCAATAGTAACGATCTAAGTTGATTGTATCAAAGCACCTAGCAACCTCATCAATAACTAGCTGACTATCACTTCTAATATTCCAACGATCTCCCCGAAGGCTTTTTTGTGTGGAGTCATCTGCATAGATATCGAATGGTGCCCCAATCTCAGGGTACTCGTCCATCTGTTCAAACTGTTGATACCTACGCTTTCTAGTTCTTTCTAGCTCCGGTAGGACTAATGCCTTTCTATCCAAAGATCCGACAGGCATACCATCAGTTTTAACTACATCAGGATTGTGAAGTGCATCACCAGCTAAGGCAGCTTGAGGTGTAGGACCATCTTTAGTTTGGTCTGCAACGTAGGGTTGAGCTTTTGTAGCGAAGAACTTAGCCAAGAACTGTCCTAGTCTTCCGTTGGGGTAGAAGTATGATCCGCCAGTCCTATTAGCACCACCAAAAGAAGTGCTGCCTATGGCGTCTTCATTGAGCTTGTCTTTATCGTCTATTCCATTAGCCATTTGATATCTTCTTCTGTTACGTCCCCGAAGGAATTAAGTACTTTGTTACTAGTGGGAGCCAGCAGCTTTGTCTCTTTATGAGGGTTCTGGGTAACATCTAGTTCCTCTGTAATCCCTACGGTATGTAGTAGGTTAATAGCTACTGCAAGACTCATAATTAAATCATCATGCTTACCCTTGTCTGCCTCAATCCTACCACCCTCCGTGATAATGAAGGTGAGAAGTTCATCCATAGTCCTCTTGGAATTGATCTTAACCTTATTATTACGGATGTACTCTTCCAATCTAGTCAGTAGCTCCTCACGGTTTCTATTAGTTACTTGCAGTCCAAAGTCGCACTTGTCATCAGTCCAAATATTGTCGTATTCGTATACATTAAACATCCAATCAATTAGGTTGTTTCCAATGGTGTTTCTTTCTGGAATAACCTGCGCTGTATTATAGATCCAACCTATATCACAAACAATCTTAGCGAACTCATTTATGGGAGTTTTATTAGAGTAGAATTCCGCTGCCTGATTACCCGTATAAGTATTAATTACTTGGAAGGCAGAGTTGTCTCTATCCCTCCCCATAGCTATATCAACTCCTATGATATATTCGTACTGAGGCTGCGGCTCCTCCCACACCCTCATTTTGTTATTGTAATTGATACTGTAGTCGTCGTTAACCCCGTCTAATAGCCTCTTGAGGATTGATCCGTCTACGAAAGTCTCACCTGTACCTAAGAAGGAGCTTTCATATTCTTGAAGCCACTGCTTGACTGGCATGTTACTTTTTGTTGTAGCAACCCAATCATCTACGTTAACTCCATTCTTCTCCATCTCCGCATAGAGGTGTTCATACCCAGGGTTCCTGTGATATTCTGGATGCTCTTGCCATTTAATATCAATAGCGTTAAACGAGCTTTCTCCAGCCACAGCTTTTAGGTAGGTAGAGTGGTACCAGTTGCCTACACCATTTACTGTAGAGAGAACGAAGGCTTTACCTCCTGTGGAGATAATAGGATACACAGCAGCCCAAATTGTATCAATGTTATCAATGAAGGCTGCCTCGTCAATGATTAGAATAGAGCCAGCTAGGGATCTACCAGCCTGCTTACCAGATGCCCTAGACTTAATTAGTGAGCCATTCTCAAGCCTCATGGTATGCTTGTTGTCTTCTGCAATACCAGGCTTCATCCAAGTTGGAAGCTCCTCATACATTAGCTTGATGCGCTCCAGGACTTCTGTAGACTCTGCATCACCCTTAGAGAGAATAACAGCTGTCTTGTGCTTCTGGAATACCACTGTCCACAGAGCCCAGCCACTAGCAATAGTAGTACACCCGGCCTGACGGAACTTACGAAGAATGTTAAATCTGTTACCTTGCAGGTCAGTTAGGATCTTTTTTTGAAACGGATACAGATCAAAAGGTACCAAACCTCTAACAGGGTGGATAACTTTAATGTAGTTGGTAATGAAGTATTCGGGATCAGCCTTGCACTTCTTGAATTCTTTAATTAGTCTTTCGTCCATAGTTCCTGTTTTTATATACTACTGATCTATTATAGCTGTATGGACGTATATGCAGTTATCAGTACAAGAACCCGCCTACTAAGCCCTGTAACGAAACAATTACTTTATAAATTCAAGGAATTTGGAGTTGAAGTAAAGCTAATGGTAGGCCAGAGAAGTATCTTTGAGGCCTACGAAAAAGGGGTCAAGGCTTGTGACGCGGGGCCTGATGATGTAATCATAATGTGTCACGACGATATTGAGATCGTTTGTGATAAGACTGAGTTCTATGCTGCGATGGCTAAAACTCTTAATAAGAAGTGTGGATTTATTGGGCCAGCTGGAACCACTAGGCTAGAGTCCGATGCTGTTTGGTGGAACCACGAGAACTGGAGAAATGGAAAGCATAGAGGTAGGGTTCTACACCAAAAGGACAATGGAGACATAGAGAAAACCTTTTATGGAGATCCTGGAAGAGTTGTGGTACTAGACGGATTGTTTCTTGCTGCACGTAAAGAGGTTCTAGACGAGGTAGGTCTCTCTAAGCCTGATTTCTTTGAAGGGAGATGGGATTTCTACGATATTCTGTATACACATACAGCACATAAAAAGGGTTACAGTAACTATGTTGTTACTCTAGACATGCTGCACCACTCTATCGGGGATACTACGGGTCGGGACTCTTGGCACAATAATAGGAAAGCTTTTATTGAGTCCACTAACCTTCCTATTGAGGTGGTAAGCTAATGATTACCTGGATTCTAATTATGCTTGGTATTACTCTAACAGCATCAAGAGCATCTATTACCTGGGACATTAGAAAGTGGATGCTGAGAAAAAGCACATTTCGAGGGGAGCTTGTACATTGCCCTATGTGTGTGAGCTTTTGGGTTGGTATGTCACTAAGCTTTTTTTCATCACCAACAGGCTTCGTCATGCTGGACGGATTCTTTGCTGTTGGAGTTACTTGGATAGTATACTCAATAATATGGTTCCTAGCTTTAAAGGATGAGGATTTTTAGTATACTTCTACTCTTAGCTTCCTGCGTTAGTCCTAAAAGAGTAGAGATAGACGCAATTATAGTGGCTGTGCAGGGTACAGAGCCATTACCAAGGACCATGCTTATAGACTCTCACGGGCACACTCTAATATACCAAGGAGTATTAGGCAGACTAGGGGATAGCGTAGAGTGCCAATGTAGAAGTAGGTCTGACACTGCTATTCAGGTTTTAAGTACTGAGTAGTCAGCACCCATTACTGCAATTAGCAGTACGAGGGATTAGGTATCGTTTCATTTTGAGAGGTTCCTTTTTTTGCGTAGGATCTGGAGCATTTGGTGTGAGGCTTTACGATTCTGGTTATATAGTTTCTTCCTATAATCTTTTAGCTTACCAACATACTTACGATCCTTGTTGACATACGTTTTCGTCAAGGGTTTCTTCATATACTCTATGAGTATATACAACCACTAATCAAGTTTAGATTCATGAAATCTGTTTTTTCCTAGCTACTAGCTCAAACCCTTGGCAAGGTATTATCTCTGGCTCTAACAAGGGTCAGAGATATTTTTTTAGTATTTGATATCCCTGGTGGATCGTGGTATGATAGGGCATGATTAAAACACTAGCACTTGTTGCCGCCCTACTGTCCTCCACCGCCTCCGCTCAGTTCTCCCAAGCTCGTCTATCAGACCAGCGAACGGAGCCTGTTACACGAGACCTGGGGAACGGTATGACGGCCTCTTATTCTTTTGCAACCACAACGTACAGTTGGGACCCTGCTTTCACAGGATTCGTTAATCCTTCTCCCAGCACCCAAACGTACCCTCACAATTTCCCCCAGTACAATGGTACTCTGACCTCTATTCGATTTGGTATCAAGCTTGGTCATTCCAGAGATCGTGATGTTACCCACACTGGAACGGGGCCTGCTGAGTCCGTGCATTATTCATGGGAAACCTACCCCAACCCCGGTCCTAGTGACCAAGGCAATCCCGGAGTTAGCTACTTTAGCATGGCGCTAGATAGTGTAGGAGACTTCAAGTTCTCTAAACGGGAGACCGAGCCTGTTAAAACTATTACGTCTAAGAGTAATGCTACTGAGAATTACCTCTATACGTTCTCACACACTACTGCTTGGTCCAGTAGTAACTCTGATCCTGCCGTCCTTGCAAAATTTGAAGGAACCGGAACTAAGCGCCTGTATGGAACATTTGAGTTCAAGGATAATTGGACCTTTACGGGGTCTCCCACTACAAGCGGCACCCATGAGTGGGCCGATACCCGTTTTTACGTAGAATACACCCACTAATAAGAAACGTAATTTAGATGAGTAAAAAAAGCTACCTCGCCTGGCATTTTGTGAGCGATGACAAACTTGAAAGATATGGGTCTGATCCACAAACAATTGCCTAAGGATACACGTACTCCGTTGATGGACCAGTCAAGATGTGCCAATGGGGTTTGCATGGATCATT